GGTCAGGACTGCTTCCATATCGTCCGAGAATGACCGGATGGATGCTTCAATCTGGTCCGCTGTATTGCCAAGTGTTCCGTTCCGATCCAGCACCAATCGAGCCGATACGGGTATCTCCCATAAGCCAGAACCTTGCAAGTGTCTCTCCTTGCAGGGACCGTCTTGGCAAAGCGCCAGAAGCGGCAATGCGGCGGTTACAGGGGCATCGCTACGGAATACTTGGATCGCACTGCTTGTGGGGAATGTGGCCGGAATGTTGTATGTCGAATTTCCGGTGACCAAAAGGGTCTCCATAGCTGAGAGTAATTGATCAACGGGGGAAATCATACTATTTGGCGTTCAGTCCAGCGTTCTTCATTCCGTTGACGATGTCGTTGGTAAGGTATGAAGCGAGATAACCTTGCAGCTTGGTTGCTCCTATTTCAAACGCATTAGGCGCGATCTGTTCAATGATTTTGGCAAAGTTGGTTACCTCAATCGACATCTGATCCGGGGTCATTGTCCATTGCGGTTCTGTGCCGGGTTCGTTTTTGTAGCGAGGAGGACGGTCCCCGGCTTTTTGTCGCAGGACGCGGATGGCTGGCATATAGCCTGCCCGGTGGATGCCGCCTGAGAAAACG